GTAAGCATGGCGTGCATTTGATTTGGATCGGTAACATCAAAGCCGTTTGATTTAGACAAAAGGCATACGTCAAGGATACCTTGTTTTTTTCGCAATTCATCGGCTAGGTCGGTTCCAAGGTTGCCAGCGCCCAAAACTACATGCCTCATTTTTGCCCCTCTAAAATGATTTCTCCAAAATGCGGGCGTTGATCGATACCGCTCAATGCCTCGTGGGTTGATTGCTTATATTGGCATGATTTTATGCTTTTGAAACCAGCACAAGCAAGCAACGCTGTTAAATCTGGTTTATCGTAAACGTATAGGTGCCCCCAGAATCTCATTCCCTCATTTATCATGGCGCAGGGGCTTTCGGGTTGCCATATTTCCGCCCATCGATTGATTCTTTTTGCTGCATAATCATCTAGCAATACCTGCAAGTCAGGGGTTATCACTCGGATCACACCGCCCGGCTTTAGAACGCGATGGCAATCCTTTACCAATTTGATGGCATCCCGTTTGTCTATATGCTCGATAAAATGCTCACTGAATATATAATCAACCGTGTCGGACTTGTGTGGTAGTGGTTTTCTAAGGTCATGCTGAATCACGCCGGAGTGTTTTTCTATATCGTAGTTTTTCCACCCGTCCAAAACGATACGCCCGCAACCTAAATGCAATTTTAACGCTTGCATATTTTCCCCCGTGTCCATTACGTTCATTTGATGCAATATACTGAAATCAAAATCGATCCGATAACTAACCTAGTTCAACTTGTTGGGGCGCGTGAAGCGGCCAATATGATTTACCTATCTAAAAAGGTAACAAAACTAGAAAACAGTTTTATATTAAAACTTAAAAAGCGGTTTGATGAAATCGGAAAGCAAGTATTTTCCGCATTAATCGATGGCGAGACAATCGACAAATCCTTAGTTGATGTCTCCGATATAATCATGGAAATGATGATCGAAGCGATGACGCTGGGCGTCAAATCAACGCAAAGGAACGCCCTTACCACCACAAGCGCGGCAAAACTCACGGCCCCACCTAAGCTAGTGATCCCAAAGTCGCTTAAAGAGATCAGGCGGCTTTGGGATGAATACCGCAAATGGAAGCGGCTACCCCCAAGGGTTAAAAAACACGCTGACGCGGTAAAGAAGGCATATTTAAAACAGGTGCAATCAGTTTGGGAGAAAAATTCTCGAGAATTCAGGCAGGGGAAAACTGCGGAAAAGGCCCCGGCAATCATTGCGATGATGGATCAGACTAATATTGGTTTTACGCGCGGTAAAATGATTGTCCAAACTGAAACGACCTTTTTTTATAACCAAGTCAGACGTGAGATATACGATCAAGCCGATGGCGTTACTCATTATCTATTCGTGGCCCTGAGAGACCACGCCACAACCCCATGGTGCAAAACGCGACAACACCTTGTTTATGCCAAGGGCGATCCGTTGTTGGACGATGAGACACCGCCTTGCCATTGGAATTGTCGGAGTGAGTTGTTGCCCCTCACGCCATCTAACCCGAATCACCTTCGCATGATTAAAGATAAGAGCAAGGCCCGCCGAAATAACAACCCGGAGCCACTACCACCTGAATGGAAGCGTGAACCAAGGAAAAAAAGAGAGTAAGATAAATTCATACTATTGCTTTTATCTTTAATTACCGATTAGGATTAAATCATGATTCATCGTTTAAAAATTGGTTCCATTGATGGCGCAATCATTGCTGATGGCGATAGTGAAACATCTATTATTAGGCCCGCAATGCTGGTTTATACCGGTGTTTTTCAATCGGCTGATGGTGAGGTTACGGTTGCGGACGATGACATTATTAGGCTGACGGAAAACCATAATAAGGTTTTATCGAAGGTAAAGCGGCTTGCTTCAAACGGTTCCACAGATTTGCCCCTCAAATATTGCCCCCCGATTCAACTCGATCACTCAACTTCCGCACGTGACACGGTGGGGCGTTTGATCGGTGAGGTCGAGACACGTGAAACGGAAATCGAAGGTAAAACCGTCAAGGCGTTATTTGGCAATATCAAAATCCTTGGGGCCGATAATGTCGAGCGAGTTAAAGATGGACGTTGGACTAACCTTTCCATCGGGGCGGATTTTGACGATGGCGTGATATCTGAAGTGACTATTACGCCATTTCCCGCAGCGCATGAATCGAGTTTTTTATCATCTAAAAGAAATGGAGAAAACATGGATAAGGCAAAACTCAAAAAGCACCTAATGGATAAAAAAGGATTGTCTGAAGACGAAGCGGAAAAAGAGCTTTCCCGCTTATCTGAAGACAAAAACAAGGATGAATTATCCAAACTTGAAAAAGAAGTCGATGAGGATGAAAAGAAGTTAACAGCCGATAAGGATGCGGACGATAAGCTGACCGACGATAAGGATGCGGACGATAAGGATGCGGACGACAAAGACAAAAATTTGTCCGATGATAAAGACGACGATGATAAAAAGGACGCCAAACTTACGGCAGCGCGTTCTAAAATCAAAACCTTGTCCGCTGGATTTGGTGAATCGATGGGCAAGGCACGGCTTGCAGCGCGTCAGACTTCGATCATGGCGCGATTGTCGAGACTTCGCGCCGCTGGCAAGATCACACCCGCCGAAATCAAAAAAATGGATATCAGCAAACTTTCAGCGGCCAATCAGGACGCCATCGATTTGGTTATGGAAACCTATGAAAGCCGTGAGCCTGTAATCATGGCTGGCATGTATGGGGATGCAAGATCAATCGATATTTCCAAGGTGAGTGAAGCGCAGAAAAAAGCAAAACTCGAAGCAGAAACGCGGCGAAATATGCCTTTCATTGCCAAAGTATCAGGCTCAAAGTTATCTGAAGGCGACAAAGAGGCTGATAAGGATACGGTCAACGTTCACATTGACACCGATCCGCACACCGACCTTTCTGCAAAGGACGATGAACTTTCTGAAATCGAAAAACTAATGGACGATGGCAATATTGCCGAAGCAAAAAAACGAATGAAAGCTTGGGCCAGCAAGCTGAAATGCCTATCGGACGATAACACCGAAGGTAACGCAAAAGAGACTGAAAAGCAGCTATCAGCCATGGTTGAAAATATCACCAAACTGGAAGCGCAGTTTAATGAAATGCAACAACTCGCAAGTGAGTTGGCAGAGTAACCATTTTCATCGGGGCCTAATTTCATAAACAAACCGCATGGAAAGCGGTAACACCGGGAGAGATTAACATGGGTGCAGTAGGTGCAAATTTTGACAGCGAAATTTTCCGCAAAGACTATCCAATTGTAATTGCGACAAATCGGCATTCAGCCATTTTGTTGCCCGTTCGTTTGGCTTATCACGCCGACGGTTACGTAGCTGGCCAGTTGTTGGCTCAAAACAGCACGTCCAAGCGTTATGTTAAATACAATCTTTCGGGCGCTTCCGGTGAGGACACCGCAAAAGCGGTTCTTTTTGAATCCAAGGCAGTTGAGGATTTTGATTCAACGGCATCCTCCGGTTCCACCATGGCGGTTGCCATCTTTGGTGGTTGCACGCTGTATAAAGATAAATTGCTTGATTATGACGCTGATGCGTTGACCGACCTCAAGGCTCGGTTGATTGAGGACGCAAGCGGCGCAAGTCTATTCATGTTCTAAGCCAAAAAGTTTTCACTTTCAGATAAGAAAAAATTTAAAAAATAAAGGATGAATCAGATGAATGAATTTTTCACGAACGACTATACCGAAGTAATCCAAAAGATTGTTAAAGAGGTTGTGAATGATCCAACAACCTATATTGGCTCACGCTATTTGCCATCCGTGGCACTCCCGGTTGCGCGTGTTAGAACCGAAGTGATCGAAGCAAGCGGCGGGATGACTGAAGAGCATATGCCCGGCGCAAGCCCGAAATATGTCCAAACCTTTGGAACCCGTGTGCAAGAATATTCGCCATCTTTTTATAAAGAGGCAATCCATTACGATGAGCAAAAAATCCTATTCCTTCGAGAATTAGGCAACAACGGGCGCAACGTTCGCGGTGTTCAGCAGCGCATTGATTTGGATATTGACCGCTTGAACCGCCGACTGGAAGCGCGGATTGAGTATCAGCGTTGGAAAACCATTTTCGATGGCGGTTTTTCTTGGATGGGCAAAACCGTTTCCTTTGGCATCCCCTCTGCCAACCAAGAAACGCCCATTGGTGCCGTGTGGTCAAGCGATGGCTCGGCTGTAAACGACAGCGCGAACCCCATCAAAGATTTGCGTTACTGGGTGTTGGGCGGATCGGACGCTTGGCGTAAATACAAGGTCACAAAAATTGTGATGAATCCAAACACCGCGCGTTGGATCTTGGACAACGCCAACACCCGCGCTTATTTGACGAGTTTCGGAGCGAACCCGCAAATCAATTCTTATGATTTGAACAAAACGCTGCAATTCTTGGTGCCGGGATTGCCTGAGGTTGAAATCTATCAAGGCTGGTATCAAACGGAAAGCGTTGATAGCAACGGCAAAATCACCGTGTCGGACGCCATCTATTTTGTCGAAGACGGCAAAATCTTTTTCGAGGCATCGTTACCCGGTAACGATAAAATCGGTGAATTTGTCCAAACCAACCACCTTGCATCCGGCACCATTGCCGATCCGGGCTTTGGAAAATTCTTGGTTGTTGAGGACAACACCCAACCCGGCACCAAGGGCGGCGTTTCCAACCCGTACCTTGATATTGTCGCGGGTGTTTATGGCGGCGTGAAACTTGACCGCGCCTTTGACGTGTTGACCGCCGACGTTCTGTAAACCTTGCTTTCGCGCTTTTCGGGCGTCAAAGCCTCCTATGGTGGGGGACGGGGTGCAAGCCCTTTCCCCCTTTGATAGCGAAGGGGGCTTTAATCATAGTTCTAAAAACCCATGGGAGAGAAAATCACGATGGAAATAAAAAGCGGAAAAACTGAAATGGTTGCAGACCAATCGAAAAAAACTGAAATGGTTGCAGCTAGCAAAGTCAAAATCAAGGCCGTTCGCACAATCGAATTAAAAGACGGTCGGCAGGTGAAAAAAGGCGAAATTGTCGAAGTGTCAGAGGATGAGGCAAAGGAATTTGCGGACAAGGTTTTCAAAGGCCAATACGCTTTCGCTGGCGAGCGTTTTAATGACATTCAAAGGCATAACGTAGTTAGGGCCGTTCGCGTATCCTGATTTAAAATTCAAAATCAAAATCATAGCGGGCGGGCGGTTTTGGTTGCCCGCCCTTTTAACAGGTTAAAAAAATGTCACTGTATATCGATTTTGAAGCGGTTCGGATTCGTCTACTCGGTAAGGTTCGCTTTACCGAAGACGAGGACGATGAAAACAAAATGCACGTCAAACTTGCCAAGCGATTAATCAATGAGGCAGAGGGTGACGTTGAACATGATTTGTCCCCACGCTACGAAATACCTTTTAAAACCGTGTCGGACGGGCCGTTTTCAAGTCTCCCAGACCGTCCAACAAAGGAATATATTCGCACGCTTTGCGAATTGATGGCTTGCGTTCGTATTCTGGAAACTGATTTTGGATCGGGAGGCATGGTTGACGGCGAAAAATACGCCGAAAAACTGCGGAAACGTTACCGAGACATGGCCGATAAATTAATACAAGGCAAGGGCGATGATAAAACCGGGTGGAAATATCCGCCCCTAACTGATTTGAAGTCCGCTTATTTCAATCAAGAAGCCGATGACGGCTACGCTGGTATGGTTTTGATTTCCAGCCAAGGCGATGGCGGCTATCCTTCAAAACAA